CGTGGTACGTTCGCCGCTCATGGCAGCCCCGTTCAATCAGGTCGATTGCACCGTCACGATCAACAACGACGAGCAGCACCGCGGCATGCATGTCGTGTCGACGCCGGGCCGCAATGAAGTGATGCTCTCGAAGATGGGCCGTGACGGCACCGTGCAGAAGGGGCTGCTGTCGGTGAAGCGCCCGACGAACACGACAGCGATCATGCAGTTCGAGAACGGCGACGAATGGGTCGTCGAGTGGGTGCCGCGCGGTTACGCACGAGGAGGCTGCGGGTGCAAGTGACCGTCGTACGCGCCACCAGCTACATCTACGACGCGACGCTCGTGCGCGTCATCGACGGCGACACCGCGATCTTCGACCTCGCGGTCGCGTTCGATCCCGGCTTCCACATCATGCTCGACGTGACCGCCCGGCAACGCATCCGCTTCGCCCGCGTCAACTGCCCCGAGCACGGCACGCCCGAAGGTGATGCCGCGACCGCGTTCACGAAGCAGTGGCTCGCCGCCGCCGATCATGGTGTGACCGTCGAGACGCACGGCGAAGACGATTACGGTCGGTGGCTCGGCGAGATCCGCAACTACGCGACGGGCGACTCGTTGAATCAGGCGCTTCTCGACAGCGGCCATGCGGTGCCGTGGCCTGCGAAGTGAAGCCGCCGCGTATCCGCCTCGAACTCGCCGTCAACGAAGACGAGAACGGCGATGTCGCACTCGACACGGCCGCGGTCTGCCCGTCGCCGGTCGACACCGAAGACGGTGGCGAACGTGAGTGCGGCACGCAGATGACCTACACGCGCAGCGCACCGACAGGCGGTGGCGAGTTCCGCTACTACGCATGCCCGTCCTGCTACTTCGAGGGCCGCGTGAAGTTCGTGCCTGTCGCCGGGCGGCACTGATGTTCGACGACACCGCGCTCGACATCCTCGCCGTGCACCGGCTCACCCGGCTCGCGACGAAGGACTCGATCACGTCGCCGTGGCGCTCACGGCTCATCGCTGCCGCGTACGGCAGCCCCGACGCGGCGCGCCGCGAAGCCGATCACGAAGAAGACTGGCATCGGAAGCTCGCGCTCGACGACAACCCGCCGAAGCTCGCCGAACTGCTCACCTGCCGGTGGTGCATGAGCGTGTGGATCGCGGGCGCGGTGATGCTCGTGCGGCACACCCGACCGTGGCGTGTGCTCCGCTACCTGCTGGCCTTGTCGAGCGCCTCGACGCTGTTGGCACAGATTGAGGACTGAGCCCGTCTACGCTCGCACGTCGTGACGACCGTCGAGGCCCGCCCACCGATCGCTCGGCGCATCTTGCGCGCCTCGGCCATCCGTATCCGGCTCGCGAACCGCAAGCTCGCGAAGGCCGAAGCGGCCCGCAAGCAGGAGTGGCAGGCCGAAGCGTGGGACTACTTCGACGCGGTGCCGGAAGTGAAGTCGTTGATGTGGTTCCTCGGCAACGCAATGTCGAAGCTGAAGCTGTACGTCGCGGTCAGGCCGCTCGACGACCCGAACGCTGCGCCACTTCCGGCGACCGATCCCGAAGCGGGCATCCCGCTCGCGCTTGCCCAGCGCGCGCAGTTGGAGATCGACCGCATGAAGGGCCAGCTTGGCGGCCGGTCGGAGATCATCCGCGAGTTGACGATGAACCTCAACATCGCAGGCGAGTGCTACCTCGTATACCGCGGCCCGCGCTCGCAGACCGTCGGCGGCGAACTGCTGCTCATCGACGAGTCGTGGGAGGTCCGCTCGACGCGTGAAGTGACCGTCAAGGGCGACGGCGAGTATTACATCAAGGACGATCCGAACGGCCCCGGCGACGGCGTGAAGCTCGACGAGAACATCGACGCCATCGTGCGGATCTACCAGCGGCACCCCGGCGCGTCTGCGCTCGCCGACTGCCACATGCGCGGCGTGCTCAGTGAGTGCGAACTGCTCGTGCTGCTCACGAACGAACTGAAGGCCGAGAGCAAGTCGCGTCAGAGCGCAGGCATCCTCACGTTGCCGAACGAACTGTCGCAAGGTCCGATGAACACCGACGACGTGGAAGGCGAAGACGGCGAAGAAGCCGAAGCCGACCCGTTCGAGGATGCGCTGATGAACGCGCTGGTCGCACCGATCGAAGACCCGGCCGCAGCCGAGGCGGTGTATCCGCTGATCGTGCGCGGCGAAGCCGAGTTCCTGCACCCGAACTTCTTCCGCCACTTCTCGCTCGCACGCGACACGACCTCGCAGATCGAAGAACGCATCGAGAAGCGCGTCGAGCGTCTCGCACGCGGCCTGAACGCGCCCGTCGAAGCGACGATGGGCCATCAGGCCACGACGTTCGCGAACGCATTCCAGGTGAACGAAGACGTGTTCGAGGATCACCTACAGCCCGGCGCAGTGCTGCTCGTCGACGCGTTGACGGTCGGCGTGCTGCGTCCGAACCTGCTCGACGCGGGCGCAGGCGACCCGGCGTTGATCGAGCGGCTGATCGTGTGGTTCGACCCGGCCGACATTTTCAAGCATGTCGACCCGCAGGAGAAGGCGAAAGAGGCATACGACATCGGCGCGATCTCGTGGGAGGCGTACCGCAGTTACAACGGATTCAACGACGGTGACGCACCCGATCCGATCGAGCAACTGTTCCGGGCGATTCTCGACCTGCGCCGCGTCGACCCGAACCTCGTCGACGCGATCATCCGCGAGTACGACCCGAACATCAAGCCACCGCCGCCCGTGCAGGACACGTCAGGCGGTGGTGGGGGCACGACCGCCTCAGTCGATCCGCGCGTGCAGTCGTTGCAACTGCTCGCCCATCTGTTGCGTTCGCCGGGCTCGACCGAAGCGATCACCGCGGCGGCCGGGCGTGTCAAGCGGTCGCGCGGCGCGCTCGGGGTGCGGCTGTTCGAGATCGACCGGGAACTACGCACGAAGCTCCTCGCCGCGACTGACCGTGCGGTGACTCGTGCGCTCGAACGTGCAGGCACGAAGCTGAAGGTCGCGCGCAAGCCGGTGTGGGGCACGACCCTGAAGTCGGTGCACTCGCGGTATGCGGCATCGGTGCTCGGGCCGGAAGTGGTGCGAGCGTCGGGCTTCCAAGACGAAGACCTGATCGGCGACGACGCGTGGATCGCACTCGAAGAACAGTTCCGCGCGTGGGGCGCACAGTCGCAACGGCAGGCGCTCGACGTGGTGAACGATGTCATCGGGATCTCGACCGCCGACCGTACTGCGCTGCAACTCCGGCAAGCTGCCGATCTCGACCAGGCGTGGTCATGGATGAGCGACCAGCTTCACGATCTCGCGATCGCGAAGCTCTACTCGCCCGACGCGGCCGCGCATGTCGTCGGCGAGTTCGATCCGACGTTGACCGTGCCGACCGGCCTGGTACGGCAGGCGATCTCACGCGCGGGTGGCACATCGCTCGACGTGACAGGCACGAGCCCCTTCGTCGCCGTGACCGCTTCGGGTGATGCGCCGGGCGGCATCGGGCTCGGCGGCCTGGTGCTCGACTACCTGTCGACGAACGACACGCTCGTCGAAGCGTACGAATGGGTCTACGGCCCGGCCGCGCGGCAGCATCCGTTCGAGGAGCATGAGGCGCTCGACGGTGTGACGTTCCGCAACTTCGACGCCGACGTGCTCGCCGCAGGCGACTGGATCGGCGACTACTACTTCCCCGGCGACCATGACGGGTGCGCCTGCGACTTCATCCCCACATTCGCATTGCCCGAAGACATCGAGGAGTAACCGATGCGTCGTTACACGATCGAACAGACCGGCGAGCACGAGTGGCAACTCGTCGCGATCGACGGCGACGAACACACGGTGATCGGCACGTTCACCGACGCAGCCGCGCGCAACGGCTACGAGCAGGCAGTCGACGTGCTGTCGGGCCTGATCGAACGGTCACTGCGCGCCGACGCAGGCGACGGTGAAGGCAACGGTCTGCTGCCCGAGATGTGGGTGAGCGACAAGGGCATCGCGTTCTCGGAACGACTCGCGGGCGGCCGTGACTTCACGAACACGAAGTGGATGTGGCGCGATCCGGCGAGCGCGACGGTGCCGCTGATGCTGATGACAAAGACCGATGTCGGCCACTTCGGCGCGGAGCTTGCCGGGATCGTCACCGAGATCAGCAACGCCGACGGCACGATCAGCGCGGCCGGGCGCTTCTACGACACCGAGGTCGGCCAGCAGGCACGCTCGTACCTCGCGGACGGGCAGAGCTTCGGCGTGTCGGTCGACCCTGGCGAGTCGACCGATGTCGAGGAGGAGTTCACCTGCACCGAGTTCGACGAGGAAGGCTTCTGCCAGGACGGCGAATACTCGTTGAACTTCCTGACGTACGAGATCATCGGCCTCACGATGACCGCGATGCAGGGCTTCCCGAACGCGGCGATCAAGCTCGCCGGAACGGTGCAGGCCAGCGCGCATGACGGGTACGGCAACGCAGGCAACCTCGTCGTAGTCGAGACGGGCGAAGCGATCGTCGCGGCCGCCGACGGGAACGACGAGATCGACGTGCCCGTGAAGCCTCCCGCTGCCGCGATGCTGCTCGCAGAACCGCGTCTCGGTGAGCCGTTCCTCGGCTCGATGGGCGACGAGTTCCTCGTCGATCACGGCGACGGCACGCTCGGTGTACCGCTCACGATCGACCCGCCGTTCGTGTTCGGTCACATCGCACGATGGGGCGCATGCCACACTGCCGATCCGCTCGGCGACGGCTGCACGCTCGCGCCGCGTTCCGACAGCGGGTACGCGTACTTCCACACCGGCCATGTGCTCTGCGAGGACGGCACCGACGTACCGACCGGCGTGCTGACCGTCGGCCCCGAACACGCGCCCGAGCGGGCGACCGCATGGGCAGCGAAGGACTACTACGCGTCGGTCGCGAACGGCTGGGCCGACGTGCATGTCGTCGATGGCGAGTACGGGGCATGGTGCGCGGGTGTGCTGCGGCCCGGCTTGACCGAGATGGATCTGCGGGTACTGCGCGCGCTCGCGCTTTCGGGCGACTGGCGTGGCATCGGCGGCAAGTGGGAGATGATCGGCGTGCTCGCCGTGAACGCGCCCGGCTTCCCGATCAAGCGGGAGGCGCTGCGCGCGTCGGCGTTCGGCGAGGAGATCGCGTCGCCTGCGCTGCGGAGCCGCACCCACAACGGCGAGCCGCAGGTGCTCATCGCTGCGGGCATGGTGGCCCGTTGCCCCGAGTGCCAGAAGCGTCGCGCGGAGGCCGGAGCGGAACGTACAGCCCGGCTGGCGGCCGATCCTCGGATCGACAAGCTGCTCGCTGTCGTGGAGACGCTCGAACGGCGCACAAGGCACTTCGAGGCCGACGCGGTGCGGAGCTTCCGCGAGCAGATCGGCGCGCTCTAGCGTCGAGCCAGGCGTGAGCCGGTCGCGAAGAACGGGACTTCGCCGCGACCGGCTCGCCTGCGTCTACTCGGCTCCGTAGCCGAGCGCCGTACCGCGGCGCGAGTTCGCCACGTTCTCGATCGACCAGCAGTCGCCGCACAGGAGGCGTACGCCGATCGGGTCGCGTGTCTCGATGAGGTCGCCGACGGTGAACGTCTCACCGCACTCGCCTTCGCAGGCGTGCTGGTGATCGAGTTCTGTTTCGCCGCAGTTGACGCAGCGGTCAAGGTGTGCGGTGTTCGCGGCGCTGCGCGACATCGGCACGAAGGTCGTGTGTACCGAATCGGTGCGGGGGCAGATGGTGGTGGTCATGGTGGTTCCTCTCGGGTCAGTTGATGGCGAGAATGTCGGCGTAGGGCACACGAAGCATCGAGGGGTGCATGCCGACGTACACAGCGCCGGAGGCGTGCTCGATGATCGTGACGGCGATGGTGCCGCGGCGGGTGACGAGCGTGCGGTCGGTGCCGGTCGGGGCAAGGGCGCGGATCAGGTCGGGGTGCATGGCGCTCAGGCACCCACGGCGATCTCGGGCGTGGTGGTCGTGGTCTGCCCGACGAGGATGTCGAGCTTCTCGCCGCACGGCCAGGTGCGCAGGTTGTGCGAGCGCAGCCAGGCGGCGTGCTCACG